GCGCGACAGCGGGTTGATGACCAACCCGCGATTGACGTCGAGATTGTGAAGAATGACGGACAGCATAACAGCGAAAAGCATCACTTGGAAATTGCTCCCGACACCCGAAGCACCTCGTCATCCTGACGACGGGTATCGTCATTTGGCAAACGCCGTATTGTGGTCGGCGGTTCGAGACGCAGACTTGTCTCTGACTGGGGAACGCGGTGGATCGAGGAAGCCACAGGAAACCTTTCATAATCCGACACCCACGCGACGCGCCTTCGAGGCGAGGAGATTTTTGGTCACGGATGAGGAATGTGGCGGCTGGTGTATACTGGCCGGACTCGATCCGTCCGCGTTTATAGAGCGTATGCGGGTCACCATCAAGAACGCCCACACCCTATGATAAAGCAGTCTGCACAGGCCGCACTGGCTGAAGAAGTCGCTAAGTGTTATCACGACCCGCTTCGATTTGTGCAAATGATGTATCCATGGGGAGAACCGGGCTTTCTCCAGCCCTATGATGGACCAGATGTGTGGCAGCGCGAATTTCTCCAGCATTTAGGTCGCGCCGTACGGCAACATAACTTTACGGGACGCATTCCGGTGCCTCCCATCCGGATGGGCGTCAGTTCGGGTCACGGCATCGGCAAGTCAACCATGGTGGCATGGATTGTCAACTGGATTATGTCTACCCGTCCCCATGCGAAAGGGACGATTACGGCGAATACCTTTACGCAGTTGCGGGACAAGAGTTGGGCGTCGATTCAGCGCTGGACCAAGCTGTCATTGACACGCGACTGGTTCACCGTCACCAGCGACCGGATGTATCACACGAATTACAAGGATTCGTGGTTCTGTTCCGCCCAAAGCTGCAAAGAGGAAAACTCTGAAGCCTTTTCGGGGCAGCACGCCGCGGATTCGACGTCGTTTTATATCGTGGATGAAAGCTCCGCGGTGCCAGACAAGATTTTTGAGGTGGCCGAGGGCGGCTTAACGGACGGCGAACCCATGATTTTCGTCTTTGGCAACCCGACGCGATCCTCCGGCGCGTTTCACCGCATCTGTTTTGGCGCACTCCGGAAGCGGTGGTATAGCGTCCAGATCGACAGTCGGGAGTGTGCGTTTACCAATAAGACGCAACTCAAGGAATGGGCCGACGACTACGGGGAAGATTCTGACTTTTATCGAGTTCGCGTGCGGGGATTACCGCCGGGCGCATCAGATCTCCAGTTCATCAGCAGTGAGTCAGTTTTTGACGCCCAGATGCGTCCTCCCATGAGCCTTTCGGACGATGCGTTGGTCTGCGGCCTCGATGTCGCGCGGGGCGGGGACGATCATTCGGTTTTTCGCTTTCGCTGTGGCGGGGATGCGCGGAGTGTGCCGCCGATTCGTCTGGCCGGAGAAGAAACACGCGATACGATGCGGCTTGTCACGTTAGCCGCCGATGTGCTGGAACGGGACTTTGACGGCAGACGGGTTGGCACCATGTTTGTCGATGGCACCGGCATTGGAGGCCCCATCGTCGACCGATTGCGACAACTTGGACATCGCAATGTCGTTGAAGTGCAATTTGGTGCAAAAAGTCCTTCGACAAAGTTCGCAAATATGCGAAGTTATATGTGGGGGAAGTGTCGGGACTGGCTTAAGCGTGGTGCAATTGATAAAACTCCGCAATTAGAAACCGACCTGACCGGACCCGGGTACAAACATGATGGACACGACCGCGTCATCTTGGAATCAAAAGAGCAGATGAAAGGACGCGGCATTGACTCCCCTGACGACGGGGATGCGTTGGCGTTGACATTTGCGGCATCTACAATACAACGCAGGGTGCCTTTTCTACATAGTCAGCCCTCCCGCAATAAGGGGTGGCGCAGTTGGATGAGCTAACAACTTATGTCTCCACGTAAAGACGAAACCATACAGGCGTTTCTTAATACTGCGATGGATCAATGGCGTACCTGCGAAACCGCCGAGTCGGTGCAGCGTCAGGAAGCAGAAAAAGATCTCGCATTTCTTAATCTAGATCAATGGGACAAACAGGACGAGCGAGATCGGGAAAATAGACCCACGCTCACCATTGATCAGATCGGGGAACCATTTCGCCAACTGATCGGTCGTCAACGAGCCACCAAGCCAAGCATTCAAGCTATTCCAGTCGATTCAGGAGCCGATGTAGAAACGGCGGAAGTCTATCAGGGTCTGATTCGCCATATTGAAAACAAAGGCCACGCAAAAACGGCGCGGGATGAAGCGTTTAAGTCAGCGGCAGCAGTTGGGTTTGGTTACTACCGGATCGTTACCGAGTATGAAAACGAAGGTGATACGACCGCGCCCATGGACTCCATGTTTGATCAATCGATTAAATATCAGGCAATTGAAAACCCGATGTCCGTCTTTCGTGATCCAGCCTGTCCAATGCACGCACCAGAACAGTGTCGGTATGTCTTTATTGTAGAAAACATGCCGAAGTCTGAGTTTGAAGCGCGATATCCAAAAGCCGCGGCCACCTCTGCTGATGCGTTTCAAGCTACTGGGATCGAAATGCCGGAATGGTATCCCGAAAATTCAGTACGCGTGGCGGATTATTTTTATACCGAGATCAAAGAAGGCCCAGAAGTTCTCTTGGTGCGTGGTCCCGATAAAACTGAATACACGGTCTGGGCAAATGAGGTCCCCGACGGGGTTGAAATTGTGCAGCGCCGTCGTTTGCAGCACCGAACAGTCAAGCTAGCGAAGATTAGCGGATCAGAGATTTTAGAAGGCAACAATAATTTGACAGGGGGCCGCGACTGGCCCGGTATGTTTATTCCAGTGATTCCGATGTGGGGCGAATCGCTTGTGGCGGACGGGAAACGTCATCTCCGAGGAATTGTGCGTGCAGCGCGTGACCCGCAACGCATGTATAACTATCAATGTTCAGAACTCGTGTACGAACTGGCGCTCAGTCCAAAATCAAAAGTCATGGCCTCCGTAGAAGCGATGGAGGGAGTCGAGCCATTATGGGAACAGGCGGCCCGAAAAGCCTTTCCGGCTCTCTTGACCAAGGCGTTTGACGCCGAGGGTCGTCAGTTGCCGCCTCCCACCGTCGCCCAATTTACTGATCCGAATAAGATTCAGGCACTGGTCGTCGCCATCAACCAGCACAAGTCCGATCTGCGGACCACGACGGGCTGGTATGACGCAACCGACCCGAATCGACGCGGAGCCGATCAGAGTGGTCGGGCCATTATGGCGCGGAAAGAAGCCCAGTATGAAGGGGTTGCGAATTATCAGGACAACTTTGGGCAGTCAATGATTTATGAAGGGATGATTCTCCTTGACCTGATTCCTAAAATTTATAACCGTCCCGGTCGCGTGTTACGCCTTGCGGGACTTGAAGACGATAATGAGTCTACGATGGCGACTCTAGGTCAAGGGTATCGAACAGATAAAGGGGTTGACCGCATTTACATGTGGGGCGCGGGACGCTACGATGTGGCCGTAACCGTGGGGACAAGTTACACCACTCGACGTCAGGAAGCCGCGGCATGGCAACTGGATCTGATGAAAGTTCTTCCGCCGGAAATGTCTGCCGCGATGGCTCCGATTGCCATTCGGAATGTTGATGGACCGGGTAATCAGGAAATCGCCAAACGCCTTAATCAAACGCTACCACCGCAGTTGCGCGGCGATCAGGATCAGGCGCAGGTACCCCCTGAAGTGCAACAGCAGATGCAGCAGGCTCAGCAGATGATTCAACAGTTGACGCAGCGCATTGAACAACTAAACGGCAGCATTGAGATGGATGAGGTGAAATCCCAAAAAGATCTCACGCGCACACGCGAATCCGACAGAACCAAGGAGCGCATTGCGAGGATTCAATCTGAAACAGAGATGGCTCGAACGCGCATGGAGCTTATCAAGGAGCTAATGAAAGTTGATGCGTCGGGGGCGAATTTAATGGCGCAGGAAGAGACAAAGCGTCTCTTAAAATTAGCTGATTTAGAAGTGGCGTCACAAATGCCACCGAAGCCCCCGCCTGCATCAAGTGGACCATCGGGACCACCCATGGGAGGTCCACCACCGGGAATGGGAGGTCCACCACCGGGAATGGGAGGTCCACCACCGGGAATGGGAGGTCCACCGGGACCACCACCGGGCGTAATACCTCCGGGCGTAATGCCACCGGGACCAGAGGAAGAGCGACCCATGCCTCCATCAGCGCCACCGGGACCCCCAGTCGTATAGGAGATGTGATGCCACTAAAAAAAGGTGCCAGCAAAAAAGCTGTGAGTAGCAATATTCGGATATTAAGTCGTGAAGGATATAAACCGAAACAGGCCGTTGCGATTGCGATGAGTAAAGCCGGCAAGAGCCGGAAGACACGACGATAAGATTGATGTTGAGTTGGTCGTAGATTTGTTGCCATAGTAGGGAGTCGTCATGCCACATAAACCAAAAAAGCGTCCGACGTCAAAACGTCCGCCGCGTCCTAAATATTAGAAGAGAGCCATCATGCCATATCCTTGGAATAAACCACCTCGACCTCCAAAGTCTCCTACGGTAAAAAATCAGGCATCGCCTCGGACGCTAAAAACCAGCCCACCTAAAAAGGGGGAGTTCGGTCCAGCCTCAAAAGGTAAAGTAGCGGGTCCGAGTACTCCGCAAGATAAATATTACGCGGAAACTGTTGCAGCGTGGGACACTCTAGGTAATGCACAACGAGAGCGAGTGCAGCGCAAGAAGCGTCAGCAGAAGAAACTGACAGACAGTCTTGTGATTCCTCCAACCTATCCAAAACCACTCGAAGGCAAATCGTCGGGTGGAGTTATGCGCAAAGAAGACGAAATCAAAAGTCGTGAGGTAGTTAGAAGGGGGAAGGAAGGCGGCGTCTTACGGAGGGAAGACGAAGAGAAGTATAAGAGGCTCGGAGCAGTTAAAGGATGGAGGTCGAAAGCGATACAGGGTGCGAAAGAGCGGATTGGTAGAGGTCTTGAAGGTGGAGTTCTTCGGAAAGAAGATGAAGCCAAGTATAGGGATATTCTCCCTTCACAGAGCGATAGCCCTGATCAATTCGAGCGTAAGATCAAAGCCCTCCGTAGAAGATTAGAATCAAGGAAACGATAATGCCAAGAAAAATACGCAAAGCAGGCGGAGCGAAACAACGCAAATATCCTTCGGTATCATCGCCTAAAATGTTTCAGAAGAAAGAGCAGCAGAAACGTGAAGCCCCTAAAATGATGGGACGTAAGTCCCAACGTGAAAGTCGGGTGACGTATGACATGCTGCGTGCGAATGAAAAGGCAGATTTAAGGCACGCTTGGGATTCTGGTTATATGAGCCACCAAGACTGGGATGATTACCA